TTACCAAAGAAACTTGTAAACTCTTTTGTTGTTGCCATTTCACTTCTCCTAGTTAATGGGGGCTTTCGCCCCCTGTTGATTACTACTCGTCACCTGTTGCTTTATGGAGTGCGGCTTCCATATCACCTACTACACTTTCTTGCTTATCCCAAGCAATCCCTGATGCTTTCTCAACATTCTTCTGCATCGTAATCCATTCGTCATTCATATCTGCATCATGAAACATCATGAACATTTGGTTTGTAACATCTACCCAACGCTTTTGGTACTCCTTTCTAGTTAATTGCACAGGGTTGCCAAAGAAACTAGTAAACTCTTTTGTTGTTGCCATCTTTAATACTCCTATTAGGTTATACTGAACGTTATTGCCCAGTGATTTAATAATACTCTAAATGATAGGATATGTCAAGTATTCTATACGGGCGTCATCCCATACCCCCCACCCCCCGAAACGGCTAGATGGGACCCACGCATACCCCATACCCCAAGAAGTAAACAAATACAACATAGCATTTCAAAACTAGATTTGACCCCCCTTGTCTTTTTAATATGTAAAGTCAAAAATACTATATAAAAATTTGTCAAAACTCGCTTTACATAACCACATAGACTAATATATACTTGCATCATGATTGACCAATTGATTCCAGACATCGAGGAAGATGTTGCCCTGCCAAAAAACGCGGCAGAAGCTTGGCCGAATTTAAATGTTACAGAAGAGCTGAACATGCGGGCTAATGTGGTCAAATTTATATCCGACATTACTGGACAACCAATTGCGCCAAGTAAAGAAAACGTGGAAGAAGCCCAAGAATTAGGTCGAGAAATGATGCAAAACCCACAATATAGACCCCAATTCTCTAATTATCCTAATGAAACTCTAGCTGTTTTAGCTGGAATGGTAGCGCAAATGAACGTTTCTATCGTGGATGACCTTGCAGAACTTAAGATGTACACGGTAAATAAGCTAGTAGAAGTAGTAGAAACTACAAAAGACCCTAAAACTAAGGTCACAGCCCTCCGTGCATTAGGTGAAATTGACGGTGTTGATGCATTTAAGAAGCGTACAGAGATGACTGTTAAGATACAAAGCATAGAAGAAGTCGAAAAAGAGCTATTAACTATGCTAGAAAGAGTAGAAAACAAAATAATTGATGTAGATTACAAAGAAATAGAGTAAAATGAGCATCCTAACGCCAGAAAAGATAGAAAAACTACGTTTGGCGATACCAACAATGCCCGCTGCGCAAAAAAGAAAGGCATTAGACCTACTAGAACAGTATGAAGCTAGATTAGTAGAGAAAATTGGAAAAGTATCATTTTTAGACTTTGTTAAACACGTATATCCGGGGTATAAAGTTGGACCGCATCACCTTAAACTCGCACAAATCTTCGAAGAAATTGCTTCTGGAAAGAAAAAACGCGTTATTGTTAATATTGCGCCTCGTCACGGTAAATCAGAACTTATATCTTATCTGGCACCTGCATGGTTCCTTGGAAAATATCCACACAAAAAGATTATCATGGCATCACATACCGCTGATTTGGCTATTGGTTTTGGTCGCAGGGTACGTAACTTAGTAAGTTCAGATGAATACAAGCATATTTTTCCACAGATAGAATTACAGGCTGACTCAAAGTCTGCGTCACGTTGGGGGACTAATTTTAATGGTGAATATTTTGCTATTGGTGTTGGTGGTGCTTTGGCTGGTCGAGGCGCTGACCTTTTTATTATTGATGACCCTCACTCTGAACAAGAGGCTAAGCAGTTACGACCTGAAGTGTTTGCCCCCGCATGGGAATGGTTTCAATCTGGTCCATTACAGCGTTTAATGCCGGGTGGTGCAATTATTGTTGTGATGACACGTTGGTCTAAATTAGATTTGACTGGTCAGATTGTTCATCAGATGGAAACACAAGAAGGTGTAGATAAGTGGGAGATAGTAGAATTCCCTGCAATTAAAGAGGATGGCGAGCCACTTTGGCCTGAGTTTTGGCCCATTGAAGAACTTTTAGTTAAGAAAGCATCTATTGATATTAGGTACTGGAATGCACAGTATATGCAAAATCCGGTGTCAGAAGAAGGGGCTTTAATCAAAAGAGAGTGGTGGAAGATGTGGGAAGAAGATGACCCACCACCATGTGAATTTATTATTATGTCATTAGACGCGGCTCAGGAGGCAAACAATCGTGCGGACTACAATGCGCTCACAACGTGGGGAGTTTTCTTTAACGAGGAATCAAACAACTATAACATCATACTGCTCAATTCAATCAAAGAGCGGTTGGAGTATCCGGAACTTAAACGGCTTGTTCTTGAGGAGTATAAAGAATGGCAACCGGACGCTTTTATGGTTGAGAAAAAATCAAACGGGGCTGTATTATACCAAGAATTCAGGCGTATGGGTGTGCCAGTTGGGGAGTTCACACCGGGCAAGGGTCAGGACAAGATTAGCCGGGTTAACGCAATTTCAGATTTATTCTCTAGCGGAATTGTCTGGGCACCGAATCGGCGTTGGGCGCAGGAAGTTATTGAAGAGTGCAACGATTTTCCTAGCGGAGCAAAGGACGACTTAGTAGACTCAACTACTTTAGCACTACTAAGATTTAGGCAAGGCGGGTTTATTCGCTTACCAAGTGACGAGCCAGATGATATCATATGGTTTAAATCAAAACGTAAAGCTGGGTTTTACAATATTTAAGGATAAATTATGGCAATGGATAAAGGTTTATATCAGGCACCGCAAGGTTTAGCAGCAACCCCAGAAGCAGAGCCAATCGAGATTGAAATTGTAGACCCAGAAGCAGTTCATATATCTACCGGTGATATGGAGATTGATATTGAGCCAGAGGGCGACTCAGAGTTTGGTAAAAACCTTGCTGAGGATATGAGTGAACAAGAATTGTCTACTATTGCTAGTGATTTAGTTGGGTTGGTAACTGCTGATATAGATGGTAGAAAAGACTGGGCAGATACATACGTTCAAGGTTTAAAACTATTAGGACTTAAATACGAAGAAACAACTGAACCGTGGGCTGGAGCTTGCGGAGTTTATCACCCAATGTTGGCAGAAGCGGTGGTTAGATTTCAGTCTGAGGCTATTATGGAGACCTTCCCGGCTCAAGGACCTGTAAAAACACAAATCATTGGTAAAGAAACACAGGCTAAAAAAGAAGCGTCTGTACGCGTGTCTGAAGACATGAATTATAAACTTACAGAACAGATGTCTGAGTATCGCCCAGAACATGAAAAACTATTGTGGAACTTACCACTTGCAGGTTCGGCATTTAAGAAGGTATACTATGACCCCAGCTTGGAAAGACAAGTAGCAATGTTTATCCCAGCAGAAGACATTATTGTACCGTTTGGAGCTAGTAGTTTAGACACGGCGGAACGTATTACGCATCAAATGCGTAAGACTAAAAATGATGTAAAAAAACTAATGGTAGCCGGGTTTTACAGGGACGTGGACTTAGGTGAGCCTATGGCAGTGCTAGATGACATAGAAAAACGCAAAGCCGAGGAACAAGGTTTTTCCGCTACCAACGACAATCGTTTCCGTATTTTAGAAATGCATGTTGACTATACGTTGCCCGGCTATGATGAGGATGACGAGCCAGCAAAACCATATATTATTACAATAGAAAAAAGCACAGCCAAAATTTTAGCTATTCGCAGGAATTGGCTTGAAGGCGATGATTTACATTTAAAACGCAAACATTTTGTTCACTATCAATACGTACCGGGGTTCGGATTCTATGGTTATGGTCTTATACATCTTATTGGGGGTTATGCCCGCTCTGCTACTACTATGCTTCGTCAGCTTACTGACGCTGGAACACTATCAAATCTTCCGGGGGGTCTCAAGTCCAGAGGTCTCAGGGTCAAAGGTGATGACACGCCTATCTCACCGGGTGAATTCAGAGATGTAGACGTACCAAGTGGCACAATTAAGGACAATGTCATGTTGTTACCATACAAAGAGCCAAGTCAAACGCTTATGAATATCTTTAACCAGATAGTTGACGAGGGTAAAAACTTTGTAGGAGCAGGTGCATTACAAGTGTCTGATATGTCGGCGAATGCTCCAGTAGGTTCTACATTAGCTATTTTAGAAAGAACTTTAAAGGTAACTTCAGCTATCCAAGCACGACTACATTATTCAATGAAGTTGGAGTTTAAACTATTAAAAGAGATTATTGCTGACTATACACCAGAAGAATATGACTACGAGCCAGAAGAAGGTAAAGCATCAGCTAAGAAAGCAGATTATGATGATGTAGATGTTATTCCAGTAAGTGACCCTAACGCCTCAACAATGGCGCAGAAAATTGTGCAAGGACAAGCAGTAATGCAGTTAGCTGCACAAGCACCACAACTATATAATCTACCACTTTTACATCGTCAGATGGTTGAAACACTTGGTTGGAAAAACGCAGCTAAGCTTATACCAATGGCGGATGATATGAAACCCGCAGACCCAGTCACAGAAAACCAAAACATTCTGATGATGAAACCGGTCAAAGCATTTAGTTATCAAGACCATAAGTCACATATTGCAGTACACCAAGCGGCTATGCAAGACCCAATGATTATTGGACTACTGCAAAATAACCCACAAGCACCACAACTACAAGCCGCTATGATGGCGCATATAAATGAACACGCTGGGTTCTTATACCGTCAAGAGATTGAGAAGCAATTAGGTATAGCGTTACCAAAACAAAAAATGGGCGACATAAACGAAGAAGAAGACGAGAACATGCCACCTGAAGTTGAATATCAGTTATCACAGCAACTTGCTCAAGCAGCACAACAACTTCTTCAGCAGAATAAACAACAGGCACAACAACAGCAAGCTCAGCAACAAGCTCAAGACCCAATCATTCAGATGCAGATGCAAGAGTTACAGCTTAAAGCGCAAGAGCAACAACGTAAAGCGCAAAAAGACCAAACTGACGCACAAATTAAGATGCAGCAGTTACAGTTAGAAGCAGAGCGTATTAAGTCACAATCTCGTGTTGCTGCGGGGCAGTTACTTGCTCAAGGCACTATGAATAAAGAAAAAATTAAGTCACAAAACATTCAAGCTGCTGGAAGAATAGCGTTAGATGCTATGAGCAAACAAGCACAACAAAAACATGAAATTACTACTAGAGCTTTAGACCACGTATCTAAACGAGAAATGGCAGCACAACAAGCAGGGCATCAAATGGAGCATGCTGAAAAGCAAGCATCTTTACAACCCAAAACACCTCCTAAAAAGGAAGCTAAGTGAACAACGAGTATGAATATCTCTGTAATGAGTTACAGAAGCAAATAGATTTAAAATCAGATTTCATTGCCCAAGGCAATTGCCAGACGTTAGAGGAGTATAAGCATGTAGCAGGGATTATCCGGGGTCTTGCCCTTGCTATAGATTT